TTACAAAATCTCCTTTAACCGCACCATGTGCTGTATCAGCTACAGTAATGGTTGCATCACCATTTGTTGCAGAAAAAGTAACATCGCCTGCGCTTGTAGTTAATCTTATTGGTGTTATATCATTGTAGCTTGTGCCATCTGCAATATAAAATTTAAGATGTGTTCCAATACCAATATAATTAGTTCCACTAGAAGCACCATAATTATATAAAGATCGTGCAGTTCCTAAAAAAGTAGAGCTTGAATATTTAGCCCAGCCACCTATTTTTTCTGCATGACCAGAGCGAAAACGAATTTTATCAGAGTCATACCACCCAAATTCATTAGTATAAGAAGTTCCTTCTTTATCTATTCCCGGTTTAAATTGATACTTTAATAGTGGCATATTATTTCTTTACTAGGCTTCCGCCAAAATACATTCCAATTATAGCTGATACTAAATTTGTATCTAGCTGTGTTATTACAAGTCCTTGAAAAGTGACCCATTCAAAAATTTCTCTTCCTTCTTTAAAAAACCAAAAACCCGGATTCCAATTAGTATAACCAACAGTTACATCTACATTGGGGTAAAATACAGCAACAAGTTTTGGTAAAAGTACAATCGCAAATATAGCAGTTAATGCTATTATTCTTCTTGTCCAAGCAAATCCTTTGTCTTTTAAACTATGATCTAAGGCTTGTTTCCTTGTTTTCATATCGAACTCACCCCTTGTTATTAGAAGTTTTTGTTCTTCAGCTTTTGCCTTTCGACTTTGCGACCAAATACTTAAAAGACTACTCAAAAGAGTAGAACCGAGCATTGTAATAATCTCGAATGGAAAGCCCATAATTTTGAGCCTTACTTCTTTTTTGGCTTAACGGCAACTGTTGTATAAGCCTCATCTACATCTGGAGTAGATTTATCATCACCTACAAATTGACCNTCTTNGTTTCTTGCACGAACTTTTTTTTCTTCATAACCAAGAAACTTTGTTTTAAACCAAGTTGTTAAACCTATTTTTTTTGCATACCAAGCCATAATTTACTCCTTATTCTTTACCATCTTTTTTATGTGTACCTGCATAGAGTCCAAACCAAGCTGCGCCACTACCGACAACAATTGATATTAATCCTGATTGTTCAAAGGTTGGGTCTGGCAAATCCATAAACCACATAACAGTGTAGTACAAAAGATACATATATATACCAAGAAACGCTCTTGGAATAATTCTCCAAGCATCAACTGCTTGAGCAACAAAAATAAACCTTTGATATGGATTATCGTTTTTTTCATCTTCAAGCTCTCTTATACGATCTTTTAATTCTGATTTTTCTTGAAGTAAAGCCATAAACTTATTGAGGTCAATCTCGACTTCGTTGCGATCCATGTCACCACCAAATCTAGGGCTTCCGTAATGTTGTTCGTCACTCATATTAATTAGCCAATGGATTATCGTTTTTGTTTTTTAAACTCTGCACATCATCATACATAGAATCAATGCTTGAATTAATGCCTGCAATGCTTGTTTGTATAGCAACAATGTCATTTTTAATCGGGCTTAAATCTTGTGTTTCAACATTTAAAGATTTAATTTGCTCACCAACTGCAACAACATTCTTGTCTAATGCCGTAACTTGATCAGCAAGCGCATCAATTTCATTAATATAACGAGTCATTTTAGACTCAAGATTTTCTATGCGATTAACATATGTAGCACCTGTATAACCAAAACCAGCTAATGTGCTTACAATACCAGCCAATGCAATAAGTTGAGTTGTTTTATTTTGAAACCAATCCATATACTTTCCTATAAAATTTTAGTAACTTTTCTACGATCTGGCATTACTGCGCCACATCCTCTTGCAATAAAACCACCTTTAGCTTTTCTATGTGGTCTTACTTTTTTAGCAATTCTTTTAGGTTGTTTAGAAAATTGTTTGCCCTTTTTAGTATCTTCTCGTTTTTTACGAGTAGTAGCAGCATATTCAGAAGAACTTAAAGACTTTATAGCACTTTCTGGTAAATACCTTTCTCCAGTATCAGCAGATTTTTTACCAGACTTTGTTCTCCATTTTTGTTTAGTCCACTTTTTTAAAGACTGTTGTGATTTTGCAAGAGCCATTACTTGCCTCTTTGTGACATTGCTTTCTTCTTAGCTTTAACACCTAAATCACCATAATGAAATAAACGCTTACTATTTTTTGTATGTGTTTTGTTTGTGTGCAAATGCCCATTAGACATTTTATGCATATTTCCTTTCCAAACTGTTCCGTCTTTTAAATAATGTTTTACGCCTTTTGCCATTATCGATATCCTCCACCTGCTTTTTTATAAGCCTTTGCAAGCATTTGTGCTTTACGAGCTGACCATTGACCCGCTTTACCACCTTTTGTTCCAGACTTAATTCTACTAAACAACCTTTTACGCATAGTTGGTTTAGTATAATTACCAGCTTTATTTACAGTAGATTTAGTTTTTCTTTTTCTAGTTGTTTTTTTTCTTGGCATATCAGCACTTCCACCTTCTTCTTGCTTGCCTAATTCTTGAATTAGGATTATTTCTAGTTTTAGCAGAACTTCTTTTTAATTGTCCTGCTGATCTTGCACAATAAGACTTTCTTCTTTTAGCAGCTTTGCTTCCTTTTTTAACTTTACCTGTAACCGCAGTTTTTAATTTAGAACCGGGATTTGCTTTACGATAAGCACGAACCCCTTTTTTAGTCATTCCAGCACCCTTTTTAGTGGGTCTATAATTTGCGCCTTTTCCTTTAGTGGTGCGCCTTATAGGTTTAGCTCTTTTTCTTTTTTGTGTTGCCATTATAAATTCGGTTGCATACTTATTAACTGATTTGCACTATTTAAATTATCTCCATATAAACTCATAAATGCATTGTTATTATCTGGTATAACTACATTAGCATAAATATCTTCTGGCTCATACCATACAGCAAGCTCTGGTATTTCAACTTGTGTATATCCATTAAATCCTTGAACATATCCCATATATGCAATCAATTGTGATTCATCTGCATACTCACCTGTCTCTTGTTGTTGCTGTTCTAACTGTTCTTGTTGATCTTCTATGTTTTGAGCAACAATTTGATCAGCAATTAAATCTGCCTCAGAAGCAGGCATTTCAGACATTACTGTATTAATTTCTAACTCCATTGAACCAACTGTTGTGTTTTCATTACTAGCGGTATTTCCTACTGCTGTATTATTTTCACCAATGGTATTATTCGCAACACTAGTATTGGTATTGGTTTCAGTGGTTGTTGTAGTGGTTGAGCCCACAGCTACATTGCTACCACTGTCGGTATTCCCTACTTCTGTGTTTTGTGTACTCATGGTATTTGAAACACTGCTGTCGGCATTAAACGAACTAAGAACTTGTTGAGTCTGCATTGCAGAACTAGCAACTTGAGCAGATATACTAGGCGAATTACTGGTGCTTATACCGCCTCCTGACGCTGAACTAGCCACTGCTGTACTTGTAGGATTAGAAACACCACCAGAAGCCACAGAAGAAGCGTAGGAGCCTCCTGATGATATAGATGTACCAGTGGCTTGTGCAGATGTTCCAGCAGTTGTACCGCTTACACTACTCGTTGCTGCTCTAATTGTATTAGCAACAACATTTAATTGTTCTGCTTTTTTGTTGTCTTTCTTTTCTTCATTCTCTGCGACAACAAGCTCGATATCTTCATCTCTGTCTTGTGCTTCTTCCTCAACTGTCTGCGAATCATCCAAGTCTCTATCTTCCTCCTCAGATAAATCTGCCAACTCTTCCAATATTTCTTCTTCGCTATCTTCTTCTCCAATCCATTCCTCCAGCTCTTCTATCGTTTCAAACTCTAAATACTCAATAACTTCTTCTTCTATATATTCTTCAATATGTTGTTCATATTCAAAATGATCTAATAAAACATCATCTAATATAGGTAAATCATAATTAACTACAAAAATTTCTTGTATTGGCAAAGTTTCTTCATATATGTTTTGTATATATATTTGTTCTTCTATATAACTTAAAGGAATAAGCTCTTCTTCAACTACTAAATCAAATTCTTCTACAAAAGGCTCAAGATATTCTTCTTCAAAATATAATGTTTCTTCGTAATATAGTTCTTCTTCGTAATATAGTTCTTCAAAATAAAGCTCTTCTTGATAGTCATCTACCCCCGATAACTCAGTAATATATAAAGGTTCTTCTTCAAAGAAATAAATTTCTTCTTCATAAGAATCATAATATCCATACTGATCTTCTTGATATTCTTCATAGCCAAAAATATCGTCTTGATAATAGGTATCGTCAACAAATGTCTCAACCATATATCCTGCACACGCAGGCGAATACTGTGCATCCAACGAGCATTCATAATCAAACAGATCATCCCAATAGTTAGGACACTGTGTAGAATACAATCCATCTAAATCACATTGCTGTGTTAGGTAAGCAGCATCATAACCAGTACAGGCTGTATTATTTAAAGGATTGCTACAATCAATACTATTCCCTGATCCAACACCATACAAACTACCCCCATTTTCAAGCAAAGTATTTGAGGCAGAGGCATTCCAAGTTACATTTACACAAGTTCCTGCAACATTAGTTGTGCCTTTGCCACATTGATCATAAAACAAATATGTGTAAAGTTCGTCTGATGCGCCTTGTTCCCCAATTAATACATCGTGATTAATAATGTTTAATGCGCCATATCTAAATTCAAAACTATCATCAGACTTCCAAAGTATTACCTCAAACGAATTGTCTGTATTACTTCGATTGTATTCTCTTAGGTTGTACCAACCAAACACGCTTTTATCAGTAAAGTTTTTGGCTAATACCTTTGAGCCGTTGTCTCGTATTAAATCAGTCCAAAAAGGATATAAGGTGTATGTAATTTCAGGCAAAGGATCAGGTGTGTAATCATTACAATAACCTCCTGTCGACCCAAAGTGTAGACAACCGTTGGTTGCCATTCGAGCAGATGTAAAATCTTCACCATAAAATGTAAATGTAAAATCTAAGTTAAAAGCACTGGATACTTGGTCATGCAGACGATACTTGGTCATCACCAACACCCATATTGGTTGTGTTGCTTTCGCTTGTTAAATCAATTAAAGATTGATTTGCTTCATAGATATAACCTGCATTGACTGTAGGTACAAATAATAATGCAAATAGACTAACTGCCCTTATCAAACTCACGCTTACAAGTCAGTCTTGATTTATTTTGTCCAGCCGAGTTTTCTGTTCTAACGCATTTAGCAACATAGCTGGCTTTAGCTTCTTTATAGTCTGGTCGATCTTTAGGGTTTGCTGCCCATGCTGTTCTTGCTTCTTCACCTATTTTTCCCTCATACGGGCAAGGAGTGCCAGCCATATACATTGCACTAAATACCCTTACATCTTGACACATAATGGCAACTGCTGCGACTTTCATGCCCATATCATAAAGATACTTTCCAAGTTTTAATCTTTCACAGTTCTCATCTCGGACTGTTCTACCAGCAGACAAACCAAACACTTGACCTTGAAATGCACCCGACCTTCCTACAGTACAAAGGTCTTGGCTGTAGCTCATTATAGAAGGAGCAATCGCAGAAGCAGGCGGTGCTTCAGTCTTAATATTTTGATTGATAGTTTGTTCAGACTTTGACTCATTTATATTTCTGTTTGTGTTGTTTGAAGTGCTAGTGTTCTCATTAACATTTTTGTTGTCTGTTTTTACATTCGAGCTTGAGGTTGACTCATTTTTATTTACGTTTGTATTGGTATTGTTAGATGTTGATGTATTTACATTTGTATTTGTATTGGTGTTATTCGATGTACTGTTGTTGTTATTTGTATT